TCTTCACCAGCTGTTGTAGATCCACCTGTGCTGCCGCTGAATGTATCAGAGTAGCGAACACGTAGTGTGTGGATTTGACCAACTGGGCCAGTCATTGGCTGTACGCCAACTAATTCATTAGCGATGACCGTAGGCATCACACGTCTGATCACTGGAAGGATCACACGATTTAGGGTTGCAACGTTACCGGCGGATGTAGCTCCAGCAGTAGCACTCTCTGACAAATACTTGCGGGTATTTTCTAGAGTAGTTGCCATTACTGAACGCTTGTTACCTTGAAGACCTTCTAAAAGAGCTTCTTTGGTTTCCGACCAGCGTGACTCGAGTAATTGTGACATTATAGTTCTCCTTAAACTTTTAGTCCCGCAAGCCTGCGGATGTCAAAAATTTCAGCAGTTTTTTCTTCACTGCTAAAAGATTGTGCCTGATTTTTATCGCCTGTAATTTCTTTGCCTTCTGTCAACGCTTTCTTGACTGGAGCATTGCCACCGTTCATTACTGAAGGTAGATACTTGTCATAAGCATTTCTTAGTTTGTCTGTTTGAACTGATTCTAACAGTTCACGCATAACTACTTTCTTGTCGCCAGATAATGGGTTTAGCAATTCGCTCATAACTTCTTTGCGTGCCATTGTGTCTTTTGCTGTGCGTAGTTGTGCTTCACGACTTTCTACTAACTTTTGTGTATCTGCAACGATTTTTGCTGCTTCTTCTAATTCCTGTTCTCTTTGAACAAGTACTTTTAGAAGTTTAGCTGTCTCTGATTTCTCATTGAGATGGCTAGCTGCATACTCGCTTGCAAAACTTTCGAATATTCTGCGACCAAAGTCATTTCTGCGGGCTGCTTCAATGTCTTCCTTCAATTGTTTCATTTCAGACTTCAGTCCTTTAGAGACTGTTTCTTCAATGATTTGACTTGAACGAGCAATGAAAT